AATTTTTGAAGGTACTACTCAAGCTAAAATGGAAGCCAAATATGATTATGTAGATGAAACCGCAGTTCCATTTGAACAAAAACCTACAAATCAAATGAAAATAACTGAGTTTTCTATTAATGAAGAAGAGTCATTAGATGAAATGGCTAACTTTTTTACAGTAACTAGAGAACAACAAGCATCAATTAATCCTGAAGATTATAAAGGTACTAAACAATTAGTAGCCAAAGCTATTAAAAACGACATCAAACCAGGTGAACATTTTACAAAAGCTACAATTCAAGGAATTATAAATAAAGATCCTTTAAAAGACTTTAATTTTGTTGTTGATAGCGAAAACATTGAAAGTCAAGGTAAAACATCTGATGTTAAACCTAAAGAACCTAAAACAACAACTGGTAAAAAAGGTCGTCCTTCTACAGGTGTTAGTAAACCTAAAGAAACATCAACTGACACTAAAGCTTCAAAAATTGTAGCTAGAAAAACAGATTCAGAAGACGAACCTCAAGGAAGTGATATTGCTAAAGCATCTAATGACTTAGATAAAGAATTAACTGGTAAAGATGCTATTGTACAAAAATTCAACCAAGCTAGTGAAATTATTAAAAAACACAAAGCTAGAGTTAAATCAGGTGAAAAATCAAAAGAAGACTTAAAAGCAACATTCCAATCATACTTACTAAATCAATTAAAATTTCCTACATCATCTCAGGTTTATAAAGATTTAATGAGTATTTGGACAACTGAAGTAAAATAATATGAATTACTCAAAAATTATCACATGGTTATTGTTAATAGGAATAATAGTATTTGTACTAATTGCTCCTAAATATTGTTCTGCAGGTAAAACAAAGATAGATACTTTTGAAACAACAGTTTATGATACTGCTTGGAATATTAAAAAAGAAAAATCACTAGTTTATGTGCCGGGTGAAACTCAGTATTTACCTGGAGACATTATTTATATTCCTGTAGATACTAATGCTATTTTAGCTGATTATTATGCTAAACGCATTTATCATGACACTATATTTATAGATAGTTTTGGTTTTGTAGCTGTACATGATACTATATCTAAAAATAGAATAACAGCTAGACAAAATGAAAAAGACTATAAAATTCCTGTAATAACAAAAACTATTACTAGAGAAATTCACCATTATGACATTTATAGAAAAGTATATGGTGGTTTCTTAGTAGATATAGCTGCCCTTGGTGGTCAAGGTATCATAACTTATGAAACTAAGAAAAACAGATCTTTTCATGTTGGTATTGGTGCCACATTAAAAGGTGGACCTAGTTTTGTTGGAGGAATGAGTGTACCTATATGGAAGAGCAAATAAATCAAAATTCTCAAGCATCTGTAAAAGAAGCAATTATACAGGAACTTGCTAAATGCAAGAGTGATCCTATATATTTTTGTAAAAAATACTATATGATTCAACATCCTACTAGAGGTAGGGTTAGATTCACGTTATATCCTTTTCAAGAAAGTGTATTAAAACTTTACTTAAAAAATCAGTTTTGTATAATCAATAAATCTCGTCAATTAGGTATTTCAACTTTAGCATCTGGTTATGCTTTGTGGTTAATGTTATTCAACTCAGATAAAAACGTGTTGTGTGTAGCTACAAAAACAGACACAGCTAAAAACATGGTAACTAAAGTAAAATTTGGTTATGATAATTTACCTGGCTGGATGAAAATAAAAAGTGTAGAAAACAATAAATTATCTATACGACTAGCTAATGGTTCTCAAATGAAAGCAGTATCAGCAGCTGGTGATAGTGCGCGATCAGAAGCTGTATCATTGTTATTAATTGATGAAGCTGCGTTTATTGATAATATTGAAGAAGTATTTGTTTCAGCTCAACAAACCTTAGCCACTGGTGGTGGAGCTATTGTAATGTCTACACCTTATGGTACAGGTAACTGGTTTCATAGAACATGGGTTAAATCTGAAGAAGGAACAAATAACTTTTTACCTATTCGTTTACCATGGACTGTGCATCCTGAAAGAAACCAAAACTGGAGAGATCAACAAGACGTAGATTTAGGTCCTAGAATGGCGGCTCAAGAATGTGATTGTGATTTTACAAATTCTGGTGACACTGCTATTGAACCTACTATATTAAATTGGTACTTAACAACTCAAGTTACTGAACCTGTTGAAAAAAGAGGCATGGATTTAAATTTATGGATTTGGGAACGACCAGATTATTCAAAACAATATGCTGTATTTGCTGACTGTGCTAGAGGTGATGGTAAAGATTACAGTGCTTTTCATATTTTTGACATAGAATCTAATGTGCAAGTTGGTGAATATAAAGGACACATTGGAACTCGTGATTATGGTCATTTTTTAGTTGGTATAGCTACAGAATACAACAATGCTTTATTAGTAATTGAAAATGCTAACATAGGTTGGGATGTAGTTCAAACAGCTATTGAAAGACAATATCAAAATTTATATTACAGTCCTAGACAAGACGCGGCTTTAGTTAATGTAGAAATGTATCTTAATAAATACGAATCAGGAGAAGGTATGGTTCCTGGATTTACTACATCACAAAGAACTAGACCGCTTGTCATTGCAAAGATGATTAGTTATATTCACGACAAATCAGTAACTATTCAATCTAAACGCTTAATGGAAGAACTAAGAACATTTGTATGGAAAAACGGCAAAGCACAAGCCCAAGACGGATACAATGATGACTTAGTTATGTCTTTAGGTATTGGTTTGTTTTTAAGAGACACATCTTTAAAATACAAACAAACTGGAGATCAATTAGCCAGAATGTCTGTAGAAGGAATAGGTAAAATTAATCCAACTATAGTACATGGAAATTACAACGGAATGAACACATTTAATAATCCTTACCAAATGAATGACAATTATGGAAACGCAATTGACTTAAATTGGTTAATAAAATAAAAAAACATGGCAACTATATTTGATAGCTTAAAAAAACTATTTTCATCCGACGTAGTAATACGTAATGTTGGTGGAGATGAATTAAAAGTAATAGACACAGACCACATACAGTCGTCTGGTGTATTACAAACAAACTCAGTAGTAGACAGATTTAACAAAATATACACTACATCAGGTGTAGCTGCTTATGCTGGTCAAACTGCTATTAATTATCCATCAGTTAGACCTCAACTTTATAGTGACTATGAAGCTATGGACAGTGATGCTATTGTAGCTAGTGCTTTAGATATTATATCTGATGAATGTACTTTAAGAAATGAAGCAGGAGAAATGCTCCATATTCGTTCATCTGATGAAAATATTCAAAAAATTCTATATAATTTATTTTATGATATATTAAATGTAGAATTTAATTTATGGTCTTGGGCTCGTAATATGTGTAAATACGGAGATTTTTATCTTAAATTAGAAATTTCAGAAAAATACGGTGTTTATAATGTTATTCCATTTTCATCATTTAATATTTTACGTGAAGAAGGAATGAAACCAGACAATCCATCTTATGTAAGATTCAAATATGATCCAGCAGCAGCTTCAGGAGCTTCTACATCAGCTGGTTGGGCTAGTTATGGTAATAATCAAGTTGAAGATGGCATTTACTTTGAAAATTTTGAAATGGCTCACTTTAGATTATTAAGTGATGTTAATTATCTTCCTTATGGCCGTAGTTACTTAGAACCTGCGCGTAAATTATTTAAACAATACATGTTAATGGAAGACGCTATGTTAATTCACCGAATTACACGCGCTCCAGATCGTCGTTTATTTTACATTAATATTGGTAGTATTCCTCCTAATGAAGTTGACAATTATATGCAACGTATGGTTAGTAAGTTAAAGAAAACTCCATTTGTTGACCCTAATACTGGTCAATATAATTTGAAATATAATGTTCAAAACATGATGGAAGACTTTTATATTCCTATTCGTGGTAATGACACTACAACTAAAATTGAATCAGTACCAGGATTAAATTATGAAGGTATTACAGACGTTGAGTACTTAAGAGACAAATTATTTGCTGCTCTTAAAGTACCTAAAGCGTTTATGGGTTATGAAAAAGACTTAACTGGTAAAGCTACATTAGCAGCTGAAGACATTCGTTTTGCTCGTACAATTGAAAGAATTCAACGTATATTAGTTAGTGAATTAACTAAAATTGCGTTAGTACATTTATATGTACAGGGTTATGATGGTGAAGCTTTAACTAATTTTGAATTAAGTTTAACAACACCATCAATTATATATGATCAAGAACGCATAGCGTTAATGAAAGAAAAAGTAGATTTAGCTAAACAAATTCAAGAATCTGGTTTAATGCCTTCTGATTGGATATATGATAATGTGTTTCACTTTAGTGAAGATGAAATTGATGAATATCGTGATTTAGTTATTGAAGATAAAAAACGATTGTTTAGAATGAATCAAGTTGAAGAAGAAGGAAATGATCCTGCTGAAACTGGTCAAGCATTTGGAACACCCCATCAATTAGCTGCATTATATGGTCCTGGTCGTTATACAAATTCACCAAACGCACCTGGTGATGTTCCTTTAGGATATGATGAAAAACAACCTAATGTTGTAAAAATGTCAGGTCGTCCTCAATCAAAAGTATCTACAATTGACACACAAAATTCACCATTTGGTAAAGACAGATTAGGTAGAAAAGAATATAGTTCTCCTGAACAAGGTGATGCTAAATTAGGTAAAACTCAATATAAAGGAGGTTCACCTTTAGCATTAGAATCTACACAAGCTGTTTATCTTCAAAATAAAAACACATTTGATGGTTTGTCTACTTTTAGAAAAATCAATTTATTTGAAACTAAAGACAACGATGGTTTATTAAGTGAAGATAATATCATGTCTCTTTAATTAACTATATATTTATTAGCAGATTCTAACATGCAAATAAAGCACTCAAAGGTAAAGAATACCGGTATTATATTTGAATTATTAGTACGTCAAGTCACTAATGACGTATTAACTAAAGGTGACTCACCAGCAGTAAAAATTCTAAAAAAATATTTTTCAAACACCGAATTAGCCAAAGAACAAAGACTATATAATTTAGTTAATAATAGTGAAAAATTAAATGATTTAAACGCTGAAGCGGTGTTAAATACATTAGCAGAAACAGCTGTTAAAATCAGTGTTGAACAAATCAACAAGGAAAAATATAACTTAATTAAAGAAATAAAAAAACACTATAACTTAGACAGTTTTTTTAAAAATAAAATCTCTAATTATAAGACATCTGCTGCTATTTATACATTATTAGAAAGCTACAGAACAAGTAAATATATTGACCCTAAACAAGTTATTAATAATAAAATTACTCTTTTAGAACACTTAACTCAAAAAGAAATAATTAATACTGAAAACGAAAACATAAAAAGCTTATTACAAGAATCTAAAGACATTCGTATTTTAACATATAGATTATTAATTGAGAAGTTTAACAACAAATACAGTAATTTTAATCCACAACAAAAATTAATATTAAAAGAATACATCAATAGTATTAATGACGCTGTTAAATTAAAAGAAGTAATTAATAATCACTTTAATTATTTAAAAATTAATTTAAATAGCTATGTTGAAAGAATAAATGATCAAACAACTAAAATTAAAATTGAAGAAAGCATTAAATTAATTAAACCTGTTCAGAAAAATGAATTACCAAAAGAAGAACACTTAATTAATTTACTCCAGTATTATGAATTATTGAGTGAAATTAAAAAAATACTCTAATGAATAAAAAGGAACTTCAAGAAAAAATAAAAAAATTTGTTAATAAACGTGTTAAAGAAGACAAT